CTCCGTCGGTGGCCGAGGTGATGCGCAGGTTGTCCAGCCGTGCGCCTTCGATCCGCTGGGTCGGCGCGAGCGACGAGATGATCCAGCTGTCGACGACCGAGCCGATGGTGGAGCCGATGAAGCCGCCGATCGTGGCGGCGCTGACGCCGAGGATCGCGCCGCCAATGCTGCCGCCAATGGCGGCACCTGCGGCACCGAGAACAAGTGTGGCCATGTCGGGGTCTCAGCGTTGTGGAAACAGGAAGGCGAAGGCGATACGCCGCCGCCAGGATGGAGTGAGCGGTTCCTCGATGACGCCGAGCCGCTCATAGGCGTGGAGGAAGCTGTCGGGTCCGGTCAGGATCCCGACATGCTTTGCGATGGCGCGCGGGGTCATGCGAAAGAGGACCAGCGCGCCCGGTCCAGCCTCAGAAGGTGCGATCTCCGGCATCATGCGCCGAGCACCCTCGGCCAGCACTTCGCGGGGGCCAGTCTCGCCCCAGTCGCGGCTGTAGGGCGGGATCGGGAATGGCTCGGGACCAACCACCTCGCGCCAGACGCCGCGGGCCAGCCCGAGACAGTCGCATCCGACGCCGCGCAGACTCGCCTGGTCGTGATACGGCGTGCCGAGCCAGGACCGCGCGATGGTTACGACGTATTGAGGATCCACGGCCTTCAAAGCACCGCCCCCTCATGTCCACCATCCTTCGTGGCATAGCGGAGCACCGCATCCTGGCCGGGGATGTGCGGGAAGCCACGAAAGTTGACAGTATTGGCGAATTTGGCGCTGCAGGTCTCGATACGCTTGTCGCAGCCTGCGCGAACGGTGAAAGCATCACCGCCCGCGATGGTACGTACTGGCGCTTCAAGGAGCGTCAGCACTGCTATGCCGTCAGTCAGGTCATGTGCGATGATCTCTGCCCGCCGCCCCACATTTGCGCCACCGGTCCATTCGACCGTGCCGAAGGTGAACCAGCCGGAGGCGAACCCGCCGAACCCCGAAGCTGTAAAAGCCCGATCCCGCAGCAGGTCGAGCACGGTGCCCGAACCTTTGAATGCCGGGTTCTCCAGATCGACGCCGCAGCGCGTATCCCCGAGCCCGGCGTCGCAGGTCGCCTGAAAAGTTCGCCCAACCGTTTGGCCCAGCACATGCGCGAGGCTGCGGACCTCGGCAACAAAGGCCAGCCGTCCGCGCCGGATTTGGCCGATAGCACCCCGGCGCATCAGCACGCGCTGACCGGTGTCCGCCCAGTTCACGCGCCAGACCTCGACCTCCGCGTTGTCCCAGCGGCCATCGAAAATGTCGGTCTCGGTGATGCGGTCCGAGGTCAGCACGCCCTCGGCGTCCTGTGCGTCGACCGACAGGTCCGAGCCTGAGCGGACCTCGGACGCCGTCAGCCCGCTCTCTGGCTCGAAATCGGTGCCGTCGAAGGTGAGTGTCAGGTCGTGGTCGGTGAAGCCAAAGGTTACATCGTCCGCGCGGATGATCCGCCAGCACCAGGAAAGCGTCGTCGTCCCATTGTCGAGATGGGCCCGCAGATCGGGGGTAATGCTTTTCATCGGCGGAGCTCCAGAAGTGGAATGGAGGTGATCGAGCCCAGTCGTTCGATGTCGTGCGTCACATCGAGGGCGTCGCTGTCGAAGCGGACCGGCACGTCGAACTCGAAGCTTGCGGTGATCGCGACGCCGGATCCCGGCGCAGTGTCGAAGTTGACGAGTCCAGTGGTCGTGTCGACCGACCAGCCCGAGGGTTGCTCCACCCCGCCGACCGCAATGCGCACGCTGCCTGTCACCGGCTTTGCGATTGTCCGGGTCCAGGATTGAGCGCCAGAGGCGTAGCGCTTCACTAGCTGGAAGTCGGTCACCGTGCCGTCGCCGGTCCCGATCGCCTGATCCGTGGGCGATGGCGTTCCCGAGGGCAGACAGGACTTGTGGTCGCCCCAGTCCTTGAACCGGAAGCCGTGCAGCCGCCCGTTGCGCGCCTCGAAGAAGGCGACGACGGCGGCCAGATCGTCGGCCCTGCGGATGCCGTAGGCTACATCGTAGCGGCGGCGCGAATTCGCCCAGCTCGCGTTGCGTTCCTCGTCGCCCGAGGCGAGCTCGACGATCTGCGTGCGCCGTTCCGGCCCGCCGCGTGCGCCGCGGCTGATATTGTCGGGAAACCGGACCTCGTGAAACGCCATCACATGCCCCTCCGACCCATCGACACGGCGCGGGCGATGTCGGCCGCGACTTGCGTGCGGGACTGCCGAAAGCTCTCGGCGTCGCGGGCCATGATGGTGACGTTGACCCCTCCGCCTGCGCCGTAGCTCTGCGTCTCGCGCCGAGACAGCACCCGTTCGCCCCGCTGCAGGATTGCCGGAACTTCGTCATGCCGCAGACCGGCAACGCCGCCGGAATGCATCCGGGGCGCAGTCGCAAAGGCCATGGCCGGAACCATCCGCGAGGGTCCCGCAGCCCCGACCATCCCGCCTGCATGAAGGATGTTCGCGAAAATCCCACCTGCACCGCCGAGTGCGCCGGAGAGCGCATTGGCGATCGGTCCAAGGATGAACCGCTGCGCCGCCAGCTTGGCGAGATCGGCCAACAGCGAGGTGACGAGGTCGCGGAAGTCCAGCTTGCCAGTCTTCACGAACGCGCCCACAGCATTTTCTGCCGACTGGAAGGCGCTGACGAGGCTCTGGCCGATATCGCCGCCGATATCGCGGGCCTTGCTGGCATAGTCGCTGAGCGCTGTGGTGACCGCCTGCCAGCCAGTGACGGCTGCTTCGGTATTGGGTCCGGCGGCAGCGGCAGCAGCCCCGGCCGCTGCACCAGCACCGGTGGCCGCCCGTCCGGCATCGCCAAGGGCTGTCTCGAACCGCTCAGCCGCGTCCGTCGCCTCGGTCAGCGCATCCGCGCCATCCTCATTACTGCCCTGCACCGCGTCACGCAGGGCCTGCCAACTGGCGAGCGGCGCACGCGCGCCCTCGGCCAGATCGCGTGCCGCCCCGCGATAGGTGTTGGCGGTGGCAAGCGCAGTATTGGCCGCCGCAGTGAGCCCGAGATCGGGGGCCGTGAGCGGGTTGTCCGCAAAAGCGCGGTCGAAAGCAGATTGCGCGGCGGTGGTCGCGGCCGTTGCGGCACCCTCAAAACGGTTCTCGATCTGACCCAGCTCGAGATCAGGGATAATCGAGATGCGCCGTTCGGAGCCGAGCGCTTCCAGTCCCTGGTTGATTCCGCCAATGAACGTGTTGATCCGCGAGACGACACCGTTCAGCATTGCCTCGACGCCATCGATCAGGCTGTTGGCCGCCTGAAACGCAAGATCACCGATGGCGGCTGGCAGCATGCCCCAGATCGCCTTGATCGCCTCATAGGCCCCCTCGAACGTGTTCGCGGCCGTATTGCCAAAAGCCACGACGCTCTCGATGGCGCTTTGCATGCCGGAGGCGGCATCGGCCTTCAGATCGAAGAACATCGCCGTGGCGGCAGCGCCCGCCGCCGCAGCCCCCATCCTGATGCGGTCCCAGACCTCGACGGCGAGGTCCTTCAGGAGCGACATCGCCTCGCCAAATCCGCCCGCGCCCGACACGAGGCGGGTGAACTGGTAGACGAGCTCGCCCGCGCCAACGATGAGCGCGCCGATGCCGGTGCGGATCAACGCCCCGCGAAGGAGGACCAGCGCGGTGGCGAGGCCACGGACCGAGAGAGCTGCGACGGCCATCCCGGCGACCCAACGCCCCGCAAGAAAGGCCGCAAAGGTGGCGGCATAAGTGGTCAGGCGGCCGATATTGTCGAAGAGGCCGCGGATCGCGATGCCGAGCGGCCCGGTGCGGCTGGCCACCGCCGCCATCGCGTTCGCGACCGCTTCCAGCGCGGGTGCTGCGGCGACAGCCAGTTGGTTCGACAGGCCACGCCATATCAGGCCAAGCCGGGAGATCGCGTCATTGGTGCGCTCGATCTGGTCGGCGTCCTGCTCGGAGACAACGACACCGAACGCGAGCACGTCCTCGGTCGCCTGGCGCAGTGTCGCGGTGTCGATGCGCGACATGGCGATGGAGCCTTCCTCGCCAAAGAGCTGTCCGGCGACAGCTGCACGCTCTGCGGCGGGCACGAAGCTTTCGATGGCGGCGTTGATCGCGCCCACACGTTGGTCAAGCGGCAGGGCGATCAGCTCGGTGGCCGAGAACCCGAGCCGGTCGAGCGCGTCAGCGGCGGGGCCGGTCCCGGCGGCCGCCTGGCTGAGGCGGCGCGTCAGATCCTTTGTCGCCTGTTCGATGCCGGACATCGAGACACCGGCCAGTTCGCCCGCGCGCTCGAG